ATAGGCGTCGATGCTATCGGCTATGGAGTGGAATGCTTCCGTGACCAGATCCATTCCCGGAATGAGTGAGGAAAAGGAAGCACCGCTATCCGAAGCCGCTTGCGTGATTGCCTTAAATGTTCCAGGAATACCGGAAGCCGCGTCAACAAAACTACCTATCGTGTCCTTTGCACTGGAAAGAGCCTTTCCAAATTCCACGATGCTAACCGCGGGGGCCGCGAGTCCCTCAATTGCGCTGCCCACCTCCGGGATGATGACCTGAGCCAGGTCTGCAAGATCCTTTGCGGCTGGCGCGATCGATTCACCAATCTGCTGAAAGGTGGTCAGCATAGTGTTCTGCACGCGCTGGAACGAGCCCGAAAGGCTATCGGCTACCGCGGCCGCAGTTCCGTCCAGTTTGCTCATTGCGTCCGTCAGAATGTCGAGCCGCTGCCCTTCGTCGGTGATTGCCTTGAAGTCCTTCACTACATCAGCGGAGGACACGCCCATCGACGACGCTACATCTTGTAGATTGATCCCGAGCTGAACCAGAACGCGGCTGGAAAGCGTGCCGGAAGACGTGATCCGCTCCATGGCGTTCGCCGCTGCATCAAAAGGAACATTCATTGCCGCCGCTGCATTCGCCGCCGCCGTCAATGCGCCGGGGATCTGATTGGCTGAAACACCTAGCGCCGTGAAACGCTGGTTTGCACTTACCAACGACGGGAAAGAGAGCGCATCATCTTGCGCCATTGTACGCAGCCCGGCGATTTCGCTTTGTGCTTGCGCCGCGCTTCCGGTCAGAGACGTTAATGCAATTGTGGCCTTTTGAAGATCTGCGAAGGCATCCAATGATGCCTCCCCGATCTTTTCTATCTCGCTTGCGATTCCTAATTGCTTTAGTCCGTTGATTACAGAGTTGAACTGATTTGCCGCGTTAGTGAGAGCGTCGAAGCCCTGCGAACCAGTGGAAACACCCTGCGCAATTTTCCCACCAGCATCCTGAGCCGACTGTACAGCCGCATCAAATTGACTTTGAAGATCTGATGCATCGAGCTCAAGTAGAAACGCAAGAGATCCGATGATGTCATCTGCCACGTTGTTTCTCCTTCGCGCGCACCATCCAGGCCGGAATGGTAGATTCGTCTACCGGACTGAATGTCTCCATTTGAGCCAGCATCTGAGCCAGTTCCAGTTTTGACTTCTCTTCCTGGACTCGCTCCTCGCGACCGCCGTAAAGCAGATCATCCGCGGTGAAAGGTACGCCTTCTGTATTGGCTTGCAGATTGAGCATCAGGGCTTTGACTTCAGCCCATTGATGCTTCAGCGCGAGGAATTCGCGCATGTCTAGAGTCCAGAATATTTCCGAGGATAGGCCGAGCCCGTGCGGCGACGTGGCAAACGCCCACAGTCCTAGGAAGCGCTCCTCTACTTCGGCGGGAGTTAGTTTGGTGTCTCGGTCTCGGGCTCCGCGTCCTTGAGCGCGTTTGCCGTCGTCGCCGGGACCGCGCGGAGAGACGGCCAACGTTTTACAACGGCTTCCACAAGCGCAGCTCTCATGGCCGCAATGATCGGCGCATTGCCCTCGACGTCCCCGCCGATGGATTCTACCTTGGAAACCCATTCGTCCGCTGTGAGAACGGAAAGGCCCTGTTCCTTGTAATTGTGCGCCACACCTGCGGCGAACAATTGAAACAGGTAATCCAGGTTGTGAGGATCTTTCGAGCCCGACTTCAGCGGAGTGATCGCCTGATCGAGCGAAAGGCCCGCCCGCGAAATGATGAGTTCCGCGAGCAGGCCAATCTTTACCGTCAATACTTCTGTCCCAATCGTCACCGTGGGGTGAACGATAGGACTTCCGGAACCGTTGCGCATAGGTAGAGGCTACCATAGTTGCGCAATATTCCGTTAGACCAGACTTGGATTTCCATCGTTAAAGTCGACCTGAACCGATGCGCGAAACACATCGGCGGTTTTGGCGTCGACCGAGAAGTTGGTCACATACCCGGCCGCCGCATCCGTTGCCGGAGAAGCGCTGGGATAAAGGATTTGCCAGTCCGCCAGAACTTCGTTGATCCACAGATACTTCAAACCAGCCGCGACAGTTCCAACGGGAGGCGAGTTCCGGTGGCTTGTGTCAAGCGGCTGGTAGAAGACAGTGAAGGTCAGAGGCCCGAACGTTAGCAACGTTGGAATCTGGCGCATGAAAGTGTCGCCAAAGTTGGTCACATCCACAATCTTGCTTTTCATCCCCAACTTCATGTCGGTGCCGTTGAAAATAGTATCTTCCGTTTCCGGCGAACTGCCGGTTCCGACCTTGATCAGCAGCCCTCGAACCTGAAGCGCTGCCCCCAGGGGCGATGTATTGAGATTTGCCATTCTTTCTTTCTCCTTTAAACTGCTGAATTCTGTGAATTGTCGAAGATCATCACGTCATTGGTGCGCCAGTATTGCGGGGGTTCCGTCTCCGTATACATACCGTCGCGCGTCAACGTTACAAAGTTTGCCGCCGCTTGCAGGTCCGCCCGCACGCCTGCAGGATTGAAGCCGTCCAGGAAGTTGAAGAATATATCTTCGATGTTCTCCGCTGTGTCCGGGTCCATTGCCCAGATCGTGAACTGAACCCGGTTATACGACGTCGAAAGCCTGCTGTTGAAGGTGTAGTTTTCACCTTTTGAGATGAGCTGGAACACGATCGCCGGAAACGCGCTGCCCTGCTGCAAGCGATTCCGATAGACGGCCGGCTGTCCATCGAGCCGTTTTCCCAGGAGATTCGCCAAGCAGGAGTAACCGAAGATCCCGGAAATAATCTTGTCGGAAAGGTTCGCCTTTGCAGTTGAGGTGTACGTAACTACGATAAGCCCTTGTCCGCCGATTCCACCAGCTACGTTGCCGCTGCCAGTTACCGTTCCAGCGCCCCCGCCGCCGCCGCCGTACGTGCCGCCTTTACCGCCCGATACATTCGCCCCCAGCGCATCTGTGCCGCCGCCGCCACCACCGCCGCTTGCACCGTGCGAGGGATCCCAAGAGGTATCGGTTCCACCAGCGGCGCCGAGCGAATGACCAGCGGAGAATCCGCCGCCGCCACCAGCCCCTAATGTTCCTGGAGCCGCATCTGCAGAAGCTGTCGCGCCTGCACCGCTGCCGGTTCCAGTGGTTCCTTGTCCGCCGAATCCACCCGCTAAGGTTGAGCCGTCATCTCCAGGGGTGGAAGATCCACCGTTTGAGCCTCCGCCACCGCCGCCCGTCCCATGAGAAGGCGGGTCGGAGGGGGAACCTCCGCCATTTCCGCTTCCTATTGGTCCAGCAGCGCCGCCGCCACCGCCGCCACCCGTCCCAACGTCGGCAATACCGCCATCGCCTCCGAAGTTGGCAGGTCCGGAAGGGATACAAAGGGAGTTGTCACCGCCTGCCCCGAATCCGAACTGGCTCCCATTCATTCCCGGAGCGCCAGAAAGTACGATAGCTCCCAAGCTATTCTTCAACGTGGTGGGAAGCTGCGATCCACCAGCGGCGATTTGGATTTGAACCGTGGAGCAAGGAGTAAGCGCCAGATTGGCAAGCCTGGTGTATGCGCCGCCGCCGCCGCCGCCCCATCCGCTTCCATTGCCTGAACCACCGCCGTTTCCACCAGCCCCAATCACTTCGAACAGATTGTGCGCGGGATCGAAGTCTACCGGCACATTCCACGTTGAGCCGGAGACAAGAAAGATAATCGGCATCAGTTTAAGCTTTGAGCTGAGAAGCAATTTGGCTCCCGAAGAGTTCTAATATTTGCGGCTTGATTTCATCGAAGGCCGGCCGCATGTAGGGTTGCGCTGGCATTCCAGGATGATCACCATACGGCCCCGCACCTGCCCCACTCGATGCGGCTCCGCGCTGTCCGGTGCCGAATTCCACATAAGCCGCATAGTCGACGTGCGGCCCCACTGTTCCTACAACCGTCTTGCCGGTGTCGTCGATCTCGACCGTGATCGAGTCCCGCAAAGCTCCGGTGTCGACAGGAGCGAGTTCTTGGGCGCGCTGCTGAATCGTGGCGCAAGCCGCCTGCACCGCAGCCCTCGCACCCGGCGTGATAACGGTGTCCATGAACTGACCGGAGGTAGTTCGAGGCCGATACGTTGCTTTGGCGTAAAGTCTCATACGCTCACCAACTGGAGATGTAAGCGGGTTTGGGTATTCTGGCTGTCCGGCTCGGCGCCCAGCAGATCGTAAGCGATGCCATCGACCACCGCGCGCCAGCCGGCCCCAACGCCGGTAACGATGGTGGCCGCGGAGATGATCTGCGGATAGTAGCCGTTCAAGAACACGTGCCGGATGCCCTTGCTCATGATGTCCGCCAGGGTCTTGGTTTCCGTCGCCTGGATGCTGCCGACAGAATCAACTGCGTCCATGCACTGAATGTTGATCAGGCCGTCTACATTGACGAAGTTGCCCGAAGGAGCGCCACCAGAGGTGTAGGTGCCGTCCGGCTTCTGGATCGTACACAGCGACACCAGCAGCCCGGAAGCGATGGCTTGCGGCATCACGCGGGCGATAGCGTTCTGAATTGGCGTCTGGTTCATCCCTGCTGCCTCAAAAGCATCGCGTTCAGACGTTCGCGCATGCTGAACTGGTTTACGACCATCTCCGAGACGGCGAACTGCCCGCTCATTGCTTCCTGATCGATCAAGGCTTGCGCCTGAGCCCGGAGTTCCTTCGAAGCCACACCCGGCTGAAGGTGAACGTCCAGAAGCTGGCTGATGACCGATCCCAGACGCGAAAAGTTCGCCGCCAGAGCATTCAGCAGCCACGCCGCGGATCGGCGATAGGAATACCGCTGTTGCACTCCAGGATTAGGGCTGAATCCCGACAATCCTATGATCATGTTTTGAGCGGATTCTGCCTGCAATGCCGCCATCACTTCGTCATCCTGAAAAACTGGATTGGCAGCGTCCGTATCTCCGACCAACAGTCTCACGTTGGAGATGTCTGGAGCGGTCGAAAATGAATAGGTGAAGCTCATCAAACGATCAAAGTGATTGAAACAGTGGTGCTGTTGCCGATGTAAACGTAGGTTGAAGCCAAGCCATAACGCTCGTTGAGATCCGAGGAGACCGGCAGTACCAATTGCTGACCGGAAGCCAGCGATGGAACCGAAGACCCCTTGGTAGCCGATACCGTCGAGTCGCCCACCCTGACAATCCCCGTGCCCGTCGTAATGGTGAAAATGATCGATCGAGCCACGCCCGAGGTCCCGAGCTGAACCGCTACACCCGCGCCCGCAATGTCAGCCAACGGAACAAGAATCATTTCTCTCCTAAAGTCAAAACGCCACCGCCCCGGTTAGGAACGGTGGCGCATTCCCCTTCTGCCCCAATTAAGAGTTCGAACCGTTCGAATACACCGCCATGATCGGATCCACCTGCACTCCGCCAAACACCTCGCGAACCTTGTAGAAGATCGCATCGGTGTCGAAGTCGCCTTCCATCGGATTGCTGTTCTGCGTCCCCGGCAGCGAACCCGGTCCGGGTCCCATGTTGCCTTCGCCGATCGCTACCGAGTTCGGAAGCTTCATGAACACCTCGGGTCCAATGTGACCACGCAGCCGTCCAAACTCCAGCGCCGGACGCCCGCTCTCCGGATTGGCGAAGAGATACCACCCGGTCTTACCGTGCGAAGTGTCGATAAGCGGCAGGTAGTAATTGACTGCCAGGCGAACAATGTTCTTGGCCCAGTTCATCGTGTGCAACTGTTGCAGTGGGAAGTTGTTCGCGCCGCTGTTGGTGCCGCCCTGATCCGCCATCAGCACGTAATCGCTGTTGAGGATGTTCATTGCGACGGTCTTGAGCGACGGAGGAACCACCAGCGTCATGGCTTCAACGCTGATTGGCTGCCCGGTGGTGTCAAGCTGCTGCATCATGACGATGATGGCGCGCTGTAATGCAGTGATCGAAAGAATCGGATTGTTGCCGCCCAAGTCACCTACAACCGCGTTGGTCACAACGTTCTTGTTCGCTGTCGAGAAAAACGTTGTGTTGTTGGCGAAGAGGTTGGTAACGAAGTACTCCTCGGAACGGCGTGCGCCGCGTCCGAACCGCGCCGGAGTGTCCTTCAGCGCGTTCAAATCGTCGTCGACGAAGGTTTCCCAGAAAAACGGCATCCGCTTCCCGTACTTCTGAAGCTGATACGTGTACTGGGCATCGGTGAGGGAATCTTCGGGATATTGCGACCCCTGCGTCAGTGGCCTCAACGCTCCCGGCGTTGGGTCCTGCGCTCCCTGGATGGTTCCCAGCAAGCCCGTTCCGCCATCGATGCGGAACCGCTTCACAGGACGGAAGTCGTTCACCTGGGCTTCATTCGCGATGAGGTTCCAGGTGTACGGCGTCTCCATGTAATTGGCGAGTACCGAGCGGTCGATGACATCTCCGAAGAGATGCGGGAAGTCGGCAATGGCAAGAGCTTCCTGCAGGTTGTACAGGTCGCGACGAGAGCCGGTGAAAGCCTTGATGATGAGCTTCGACGCCTCGTGTAGCCGCGCTTCGTACATGCGCTTGCGAAGCGGATCGGCAGCCATGCGGCGCCATGGATTCGAGAAGCCAGGCTCACGGTCGGAATACGCGTTACCCTGCGCTCCCAACAGAACAGACCGGCTAAGATCGCCGTAATTTGCCGCGGTTTCAACCAGTGAAATCATGATATTTTCCTCTTGTTCTTTCCTGGGCTTACGCCGCGTTCTTGAGAATCACCCGGATGCTGGTAGTTGCTCCGGCCGCTACCGGGTCCATGGCGATACCGACGAAGGTTCCGTTGGTGTCCGCATCCAGCGAGTTGCCGGTTGTGATTCCGGAGGTTGCGTCGTACACGCCACCATCGGCAAATACCGCATCGCCGCGGTTGATGGCCGCGCCCGCACTGGGAGACTTACTCGCGAAGCCGGAAACGGTCAACTGAACGGCACCGCTCACCTGAACGGTGATGTAGCCGCTATTGTCGTCGAAGGTCGGCCCGGTGGCGTTGTTTGCGCTCTGCCCGGTTTGCGCCACACCAACAATGAGGTGATTATTGTTGGCGGATTGGTTGCGCCCGAAGATCAGCACATCGCCGGGGTTGATGACCACTCCGACCGGCGCCAGCAGTTCAAATCGACTGAACTGCTCGAAAACCTGATTGATGGCCATTTACGCAGCCCTCCCGTTTATGAAGGCGATCCGCGCTTTTTCGCGCAGCGGATCATCGGCACGCTTCTCACCCACGAAGATATCCGCCAGAGATTCGCTGACGGACTTGGTTTCGGCTTCGCGCTGGGTCTCTGTCTGCTTGAGCTCGGCTTCGCTCATCCGCACGCCAACTGCGGGGATGTCGTTGCCGTATCCCAAGGCGATCAGGTAGTCACGTTGCCGGATGGCTTCCGCTTCCACCATCTTGCCGAGCTCGGTTTCATCGAGTGCGCCTTCCTTCATCGGCAAGATGCCGAGGATGGTCGGGGTTGAGAACTTCTCAACGATGGCCCGCTTTGTGGCGTCCGGCAGGCGAACATCAGCGAGAGCCTTTTCCACCAAGCGCGGGACGTGCTTTTCGAGTTGATTGAGCACCAAGGCTTCCGAAAGCTTCTTGTTTTCGGCCCGCAACGGCGCGAGAGCTGCATCCAGAGACTCTTTAAAGAGCGCCTGAATTTCTGTTTTGTCCATTTCCTCTCCTTCTTGAGCCGTTGCCGACTCCGTAAAAATCTTTCCACCGCGGCCGGCCTTCGTGACGAAATCGACTGAGGCCGCGTTCTTCAGGGCCGTGATGACCCCCTTCTTGCCGTCTGGCCCGGTTGCTGCTTCGTCGCGGTTTCCACCAGCGCG